ATCCTCTTCTCCGACTTTTTCATAATCAGAGATGAAATATTCAGCACAAAAATCTGAATCCGTGCCACTTTCCTTGTAATACATGGAATTGGTAAGGAATATTGACTTATCAATCGTCAAAACATAATACTCTTCGCCTTTATCCACCACACTTATCAATTCTTTTTTTACAAGATAATCAAACTGTTCCGTATATTCTTCCATAGACAGTTTGTATCTTGAACAGATCGAATATATGGATTGTGGAAACAGAACCGCAACAGGACCTTCAAACTCCGGCAGCTTACGCAATCTGCGGTAAATCTCGCAGAATACAGGGTTAATATTGGCTTCTCTAAACCTTGCAGAAGATGAAATCCACACCACAAATTCCGTTTCAGAGATCAGTTTCTTGTTATCATCAAACAACTTCACAGTGTAATGTGCCGTGTTATGATCCGTAGCATATCTCTTGCTCATAATCATCCCTCCGCATTGATCTCATTCCAGAAATCGTTTTCATCTTTTTCTTCCACATCGGCAAAGTCCGTTTCAAAGGTCCTGCCGTGTTCCTCGTCATAACTGACGGACACTCTCAACTTTGCTATATCAGCCCAATTACCTTTACCAAAGATATAAGGGTTAAACTGATATATCCCCCGATCAATTCTCCTGATGATCTTCCCTTTAAGCAACATCTGGATAGCATTGTCAATAGAGTTCGGGTGATTCCACCCTATTTCTTTGCAGATGTCTTTCTTTACTCCCTTGTTTACGGTGACACACATCCCATTGCTTTCCCCGGCAAAAGATACCCTCTCCAACAAAGCATACATCACCGTCAGATATGTCTTTGATATATTCCTCAAATAAAATACATCTTGCAGATATACCTTTACATACGATGGCTCTTCCCCCCAGTTAAACGTCTGGTTGATCTCAAACTTCTGCAGCACTCCGTCTGAATCCGGCTTGTAGCCCACTTTCGTTATCGCCTGTTTACCCATATAGTTTCCCCCTTTTTCATCATCGGTACATACAGATTATCATTCCATTGTTAATTAGTCAACGATTTATTTTGTAAACAGAAACATCATTAAAACCTCTCAAAACTACTCGAAAATGATTAACAATACTTTAAAAATAGAGTAGTAATAACCATAATTTCTGAGTAGTTTGTAAAATGCCCTCAAACCCTTGTAAAATAAGGCTAAACTGCCATTTTTCATAGGGTTCTTCCCTTTATAGTATATGTGTGCCACACTACAATACAACTTTTTCCGTTAATATATCCCCCTTTTCCTTGCCGCGCTTCCGCTTGGCTTACCACCCTCACACCTTGAAATGTGAAATTTCTGCGGTGTTCGGTGGTCACAATATCCTTTTTTATGCACTTTTACAGACTTTCTCTCTCTTTTGTAGATTATTCTCATTATTAACCCTCTGATACGCCAGTATCAGGAGATAACCAATGCAGTCTTTAGTCGGGGCAACACTTGACAAAACAACTTTACTTTGCGCGGGATAGAGAGGTTGTATAGGGCAAATGCGTGCGATCAAAGCCCCCAGGGGCATTGTTACGCATAGCCGAGAGATGGCAAGGGCGGTGGATAAGTAACGATCTCCCTCGATTTCCCTCGGATTCATCGCAGAGCCTGAAAGGGAAAGGGGCGGGGGTGATTGCATCGGCAAACATCGGAAACCATCGGCAGAGAATAGCAGAACCAGGAAAAAAGAGGGGTGTTTTGATTTTGTAATATAAGTATCAGATTCCGGATGTCGTAAATTTGATACGAATATTACAATTTATGCGATCTTGAAATTTTGCACCGATTTATAACATATATGACTAATTTAATAAAGAACATAACCAGAATCACTATTATAATGGGGTTAAGCGGTAGGGCAATAGGGGGCTATCGTGGGGTGCAGCTTTCAGGGCGTTTACATCCGTTGAACTTTGACAATTAAGAGTGATTTATGATTCAAAGGTATTAAGGCACATCGGTTTGATATGGTGCGTAAGTTATAGCGATGATATGAGCGAACACACACCACCGCCAAGAGATAGTAAATCATTGTATCAGGTTATTAACACCTACAGGTTATAAGATTCATTTAGGGACCTTATAACCGATAGATGCTAATAGCATCAAACACAAACACACAGAAAGGAAGTACACCACTATGAAAGACACAACAACAAGAAAAACTGCAAGTTTATTGATTTACGTTTACGCAAGCACAACAACAATCCAAGGATGGGATATGGACACTTTAGAGGATTTCCCAAAAGTCAAGTGTTGTTGTTACGAGGACTTCGAAAGCGAATGTTTATGGGGATATGCAGAAATGCATAACATCGATCTTGAAAAAAGCGAAATTGAGTATGTAGATATGAGATAGCAAGGGGGTGTTTGAGATGTCAAACAAGGAAATGATAAACAAACTCATAGACATATCAAAAAAAGCCGATAGCAGCGGAAAACAAGCAATTTTCGATCTCATTGCAATTATAGTTATCCAGGAAAACAAAAAGGCTTGATAGCACCACAAACGGCAGAATTTAGTCCTTAAATCTGCCGTTGATGGTTTTATTAAACCACACCAACACAAACAACAAAAAAACAGAAAGGTTTATTTAATGTACGTTTACAAAGGCAATTATCGGTGGTGTACGGATTTCACCTATTCGCACAAATTCACCGAGAAAACGGCAGAAAAACATCTTGAAATTCTGCGAAAGAAAGGAGAATAAAGCAATGATTCCTACTACAGTAAAGGGAAGGCTGCAGGATGCCTATGATGATTATAAGGAGGCGCGGAACATTACAGATCAGGAGAAAGCAAGACACTATTTACTCGGTATTCTGGGGGCGTTATATGATACCGGGGAGATCACCTACGAAGAGAAGGAACAAGCCTACATGAGAATTTATCAGGAGAAATAAAATGAAAACATTTAAGATTTACATGGACATGCTCGCAAGCAATCACATTCTGGCGGCAGGGGCTACAGGATGCGGCAAGTCAACACTACTTGATGCGTTAATCTATTCTACGTTTTTTCTGGAAAGATCACCTATTCTGTACCTGATTGATCCCAAGCGCGTTGATTTAAGGAAATGGAGAAATCTCCGCAACGTAGAGAAGCGCGTAACAGAATTGAATGATGCTATTGCTTTACTTCGTGAGATTTTAGAAATCATGGAGGAGCGATACAGAGTAATGGAAGCACTTGACCAGGAACAGACAGAAGAACGCCACATCTATGTTTTTATAGATGAAGTCGCTGATTTGCTTACAAACAAGAGCTATTGCAAGGATGCAACATATCTTATTATGAGAATTGCAGCCCTTGGAAGGGCCGCAGGGGTTCACATCATAATGGCTTCGCAGCAGATCAAGGCTGACATTCTGGACACATCTATCACAAACAATTTTACATGCAGATGTGCAATGAAAACAGCAACGTCTATACAGAGCAGAATTATTCTGAATGGAATAGCCGGAGCAGAAAGGCTGCCAGATCACGGCTATGGGATTGTATCAATAGGTTCAAAAACAGACACATACCAGTTGCCAAAGATCGACAGATCAGACATAGAAGAAATCATAGCAAAGAACATCTGAAAGGAGAAAACAAGATGATATACAAGACACTATTCAGAACAGAAACAGAAGCAAAAGAATTTTGCGAAAAGTACGACAAAGAACATCAGGGACCAGGATATAGGAACGCAGAAATATCAGGTTGTTATCCAACTCTGATGTACGACTACTGCATAAAGAACAATGTTGCCCCGGCATTTTATTGTGTTAGATACATCGCATAAAGAAAAGGAGACAAAAAATATGGCTACAATGATCCGTCATACATACAAAGGCAAAGCCCTTGTAATCTACAACGAAACAATAAAGAATAATCCTGACTTTACATTGGATAAATATTACAAGTATGAGGATAAGTTTTTCTATAAGATAAACAAACTTAATTATATGCACATCCTGGGAATGAACAAAGAAACAATCAATTATAAAAAATATTTCTATCTTGTTGATTATGTCCTGAAAGACAACGGTACATTTGAATCCACCCGCAACGTAACCGGTTTCTTGACTAAAGAACAGATGCGCCAATACATCGAAGAACTAACAGAAGAATAATTAAAGCCCCTGGCATCAGGGGCTTTTTTCTTGCCTTGAAATATGCTACAATATTTTCTGTCTTGTATAGGAATTATCCTACAGATCATCTTTTATATAGCCGTGTCTGGATGAACGCACGGCTATATTTTTTACCTTATCAAATTACCGTCAAAATAGCCCCTATTTGCCCTTTGCCGTGTTCAGATGATAAAGTTATCATTCTGTATCAGGAACGGCTACAGAGCCGTTATCAGAGCCGTAATGCGTATGCTTGTAATTCCTAACGTGATCCTTGAAATCTTTTATAGCTTCATCGAAAGGCGTTCTGTCTGAATAAGTAATACTGATGATGTTACCGCACACCTTTGTTGACAGTTTGTAGAATCCGTCTGAATACATTTTCGTGTTAATGTTCATTCTGTAGTAAACCTCACTTCTTTATATCCCAGAGCCTTGTATATACCTAACAAGGTCCTGACATTTGCTATGCACTTGCCGTGTTCCACTTTGCAGATAAAAGCCACCGATACGCCTGACATTCTGGCTACATCTGTTTGAGATAACCCTTGCTTTCTCCGAAGATTACCTATCTGTATGCCTATTCTGTCAAGGTCTGAAATATAGATAGTGCTATCATTCATCTTGCTTGTTGTGATCTTCCGGCAATTCATTATCCGCACCAATGTACTTCGCTTGGATAGATTCTGCTGATATTCTCGGCTTGACTTCCACTACAGTAGTTTGTTCAACTGCATCTTTATAGCCAAACTGATTCTTGCCAATGAACATACCGCTTATCGGTGGGACATCACCTTCTAACATATAAGTTTCCCAAAGTGATTCATAGATCAGGTACACTTTCTGCAATTCTTCTGATACTTCTTGCGGTACTCTTCCGCTTTCATTCGCTGCCATTCTCTTCATTCTGTCACGGCTGACATTACCAAGAGCCAACCCTAACCCGGCTATAGTAGGCTTGTTGCCGTACTTCTTCATCAGATCGAAGTATTCTCTGATCCTTGTCCTAACTTGCTCTGCATCGTTCAGGTCTATTTTCGGCATAGACATTAACTGTTCCTGAATCTCAATGTATTCCGTGTATGCTTTACTTCCCATATACTTACTCGCTTCTTCCTTTCTCATTGTTACCATTTTCAAGGCTTGTTTGCGGTAGGAATCCTTTTTGTATTTTTTGTTTACAAGGGATTTCTCTCTTTTCAAGTTGGTATAACTCGCATCTCCCGACATTTTGATTTTCTTTTCTGCCCTTTTTAATTCAGAGCCTTTATGCTTCCAAATAAAAGTACCGCCCATCATTCCCACCTATTCCCTTTTGTGGTGAATTTCTCTTTGAGTTTCGGTTCAAGGATTATTCGATCTCCATTCTCGTTGTGAAAATGCGCCCACTTGATAAATCCGTACTTATTCTGCTTTACATCTTCGCAGACCCACCCTTCTTTCTGGAGATGATTTATCCACCACTTCATCGCCGTTTGCTTAACTATCTTCCAGGTTGTTTTAGCCATTGTCTCTTTCTCCTACATAAGAATATTCTGCTACAGTAGCCTTGCCGCCATGTGCCGTTTCCACTTCGATCATTCGTGTTCTGATGATGTGACCACGATCTCGCAAGTCATGTATTCTTGCTGACAATCTCATACAACCGAAAAGTGTTAAAGCAATTAAAGGCGTGATAGGCCCAACTTCTTTCATATACTGTAAAATCTGCTTGTTCTGACTGTCTTTCATTGTTGTGTCTCCTTTATTCTGTTTTGTCTGCTATCTTGTCTAACCCATCCGCTACCGTTAAACACATTGCCTTTATTAACTGGCAAAGAGAATTGAGCAATCCCATACAACAGAAGCCCCAAAACCCATTTACCGCCAACAAGACAATAACGATGATCTCAAACTTGCTCATTCCTTTTTCTCCCCGATTCTTATTTCACACGGAAAACTTTGTACACCCTTATCTAAAAGTAACTCATATCCTTTTATAAGAAAATCGTACACTTCTAAAATCTCTTCTTCTGACAAACACAAGTCACATTCGCTGCATCGTCTGTCACACTTTGAAATGTCTCTCTGCCTGATAACACATTCCCTTTCCGTCTTAATGACTTTAAGTATTTTCTCCACCATTTTCATTCTCTTTCTCTCTTTCTTCCAGAATGTCTATCGCATTTTTAGTAATGTTCATTCCGATATTCATAAGCTTCTTTCTGTCTCTGCACTTTGCTCTGCTCTCCAGAATGGCAACCATAGCGAAGGTTAATTCATCTACTAATTGATCTGATTTCCCCTGAATAGCCACTCTCCCTTTGTCTGAATGGATCATCCTTTCACCACCTTTCGATATATACTTCTGTCCTTGGGTTTTCCTTGTCTATCATTAGGCGTGTGCCATCATGCCCGGCAATATATTTGAAACAATCATCTTTTATAACCTTGTATTTCACAAGAATATCATCGGCAGCAGCGATACAGTTTGATATATCCACCACCTTGTAATTGGAACGATAAAAGATATACCTGACATTAACCTTCTCGGTTATAACGCCCTGTTTTGGTCTGCGAAGGAAAAACGCACAATCTTTCTCATACTGTTTATACAGATCACCTTGTGATATGAATGGCGTTCTTGTTCCGTTCTCATTCTTCCGATACTTTATTACCTGATTGTTCTTCTTGCTTCTCGGTTCTAAAAGTATTCTTGCCGTATAAAGCACTTCTCCGTGTCCTTGGTTAGTTTCTGCACAGAACATCAACAAATCTTCCATCTTCTTGTAATGTTCTATCTGTTCGGCAAGGTCCTTGGCTTTTCTACTATCAGGTGCTTCCAACTGACAAAGAAGAGAAAGTGTTTTCGCCTGTTCCTGACAGTATTCCTGATAGTATTTGATCTCGTCTTTTAATTTCATTTGTTATGTCTCCTTGCCGTTGCCTTGTCCATACAAGTCTGACATACCGCTTTACCTTCTGCCGTTCTGCCATCTGGCAATCCGCAGTAGATACAAACGCCCTGACTTCTTCTCTTTGCCCTCAACTTGTTTGTTGAGTTAGCAGTCATTCTGTTCTTCTTAATGGATTGCCTTATCAACTTGCGGATAGACTGGTTCTTATTCTTCTGGGATTCAAGCCATGAAATGCAATCTGCATCTTTCTCTGGGTTCAGGAGAATAAGAAATTGCCTCTGCTTTCTCATATACGTCATTACGTTCTTCGTGTGATTAGCACTATTATGATTACTCATTATTACCCTCAACTTTCTTTGGTATTACGATCATTGTTTCCTTCCCATGGTTCCAGACTTCTTTGTTCTCCGACAACTTTAATGCGAAAATTGTCATATCTGCAAACGTACTGATTACCTCTTCTTCATCCAACCCCTGTTTCTTCAACAACCTTGCAAAGACAGACATAGCCAACATCAATTCAGTTTCTATCTGATCTGTACTACCGCCCACCTTCACTACATCTTTTTTTCCATCAATCTGTATCATAAGCCTTAATGCCTTTCTGTAATCTCTCGCAGATATGTTCATACTCGCAAGTCACATTGAATGTTCCCGGTTTACTTCCGTAGGGTTCTTTCACTTTCAGATGAAAGTAATTGCAATCTTCGCAGTATCTTTTCCCCACAACATCCTTGCCGTTAAGTAGAATAGCCATCACTTCACCCCTTTCGGTAAAGTAATTCTCACATATCCAGAACTGCCCTTGCTTGTAATTGTTTTCTTCTCGGTGTATTGCTTATACAGTTCTGGGTTTTCTTCCGCAAACTTCTCTTCGTTGAACTCTTCCACCTCATTAGATGATGGTGCTTTTCCGTCAACTCTGGTTATCTGCGTTCCGTTAAGAGTTACCCATTTCTTTGTGTTAAACTTCACCATCTGTTCGTAGAGTTTCTTTTTTTCTGCCTTGATAATCTCTTCCGCAGCTTTAAGTTCTGCCATCTTCTGCTCAAAGACAACAACCTTGTCTGCCATCTCGACCAATTCCATAGGCAATAAATCTTCTTCGTTCAGGAACGGATTTTCTTTCAGGTCTTTCAGGTCTGAAATAAACTTATCAACGGCTTCTTCTATCTTATCTCTTAAACCGTTGTCAACAAACTGCGTATATGTGTAGTTAAAAACAGACAACCTGCTTGCATCAAATTCTTCGCTCATGTCCTCTGGTCTTTCATATACCGCAAGGATGCCGTTATCCATAGGAATAAAAGGAGATGGGCCTGCGTTCATCATATAGAAGCACAACTGCGCTTCATATATCGGCAAGTTTCCCATTACATCAGAAGTTGTCTTGATCTCCAGAATTGTATTGTTGTTCTCTCCGTCTGTATGACATCTGACCCCTATTATCTCGCCCTCTTCTGTGTGCTTACCCTCAACAAAAGGGCTATCAGGAACAATATTCTCATTGATATAATCCCTGATCTTACCTTCCATCGCATTACCATAGCGGATATATGCGTTATCCACTTCCTCAATAGGCTTGATTCCTGCCTTCTCCTGTAGCAATTCCCATCTGGTCTTAAATGGTGATATGCCTAAAATGATAGGTATATCTGAACCACCTATCCATTTCTGCCGATCTTGATTTACTGTGTCTTGCATAGCAATCTCCTTTCTTTTAGCATACCTATATATTACCACTTTACTTTGTTATGTCAAATAAAAAGAAAGCCCACATTACTGTAGGCTTTCTTCCCAAGGGGTATAACAGAAAGATCAGTTATTCTGCATCTGTGCAATGAGATTGCGAAGCATAGACTTTTCCTGTTCGGTGTTAGCCTCGTTCATCATCTCTTGTAACATACTGATCTTATCTTCCTTTTCTTCCGCATAGGAATATCTGCCACCTCTGCGATTAGAGTAACCACCCTCACGGCTATAACCGCCTCTGCGATTAGAGTAACCGCCCTCGTTAGAGTAACCGTCCTCTCTGGCATATCTTCCCATAGAATCACGCCTTGCGTTTCTTCCTCTGCCTCTTGCGTTGGAATAGCCACCATCATTTGAATAGCCATCCTCACTATACTCTTCGTACATAATGATTTTGCAAGAGTTCTTGATGGAATTAAGCAGTTTATCAATAGTTTCAAGACTACCTGCTGACAGTTCGCCCTTTTCAACTATCTCTGCCAATTCATCATGCAACATTTCTTTTACATCATAATATGTGTGCATATCTTTACTCCTTCCATTAGGCTATTCTCTCAATGCTTAAACTTCCGTCCAAGACATTGATCTCTGGTGTAGGCGTTGTTGTTCCGTCTGTAACACCGTTTACATATTCAACGGCTACTGTGAAACAACATCCCTTCGGTACATCTATAGTTGCTCTGCTCGTTACATTTCCGTACTCGTCAACGGCTGCCGGGGTATAGATACTTCTGCTACCTTCCCTCTGTTCTCCGTTCACTACGATTGCAGTCGCTATCGGGCTGACATCGCCTGTTTCTGTGATTGCAATATTCCCGGTAAACTCAACTCTGTATCGCGCAAAACAATTAGGTGTTTTACCTTTCAGAATAAAAATTCCTGTGCCGTTCTTATGAAACACACAACCGCTATTACAAGGAATAGAATCAAGAAATTGTATTGGACTGTTCAAAGCGACAGTCTCAACGGTATCTCTTGTCAAATATTCTGGCATAGTAAGCACCCCCTATCAGAAGTTACCGCATCCGCATCCGCAACCCTGATTCTGATTGCAGGTAAAGATAGGTGTTCTGCCGTACACTGGCGTTGTAGGAACAGGGCAAGAATTGAGTCTGTTGTAGAGTGCATCTACCTCGTTAGCAAAACCCTGTGAGATAAATGCGTTCTGTGCGGTCTGCGATGCTGCAAGGTTAGCCATGTTAAGCTGCGAACGGAGATTATCGTTCTCGCGCTTAAAGTTATCCAGTTCTAACTGACAAAGTTTGTCAAGAATTGACTGTGTATTCCTTGTCTGCGATTCGATGATAGCACTTGTATTCTGCATAGCCTGTGTTCTGTCTGCGCAGTTTTCTGTTGCTACTGTGTATTTCAGATCAGCGATACCTGCTCTGTTCTCGCAGCAACAATTCTGCAAAGCAGACTGAATACTGAACATCTGCTGCATATCTGCCATCTGTCTTGCGTTAGCACCCTGTTCAACGCCCGCAAAGCCGTTAGCAAGTGCCATCTGAATGTCACCACAACAATTACACAACTGCGTAGCAATGCCTGTAACGCCATCACGGATAGAAGTAACATTGTCGTTAAGCAACTGATTCTGGAAGCCGTTTGATGTAAGATTAGCCTGATTCATCCAAGGATAAATCTCACTACCTATAGCACCACCAAAACCGCCACCAAAGCCGTTACCCCAACCGCCTCCGGCAAGAAGCAGAAGAAGGATAATCCAACCCCACGAGTCTCCACCGAAGCCGCCATTACCAAAACCGCCATTGCTGCCGTAATACATCGGTACGCCTGTCGGGGCTACATTCATTGTAAACGGCATTGAGCCGTTTCCATCTGATAAAGCCATTTGTCTTTTCTCCTTTGTTTTTATATTTTCATCGTTGCAACTAATGAATACTTATTAGTGATCTGTGAAAAATCTTCTCACCCTTGGATCATTACTCATTTGCATTACCCTATTTATTTGTTCCTGACTTACTTGTTTTGTGTTAAGTAAGTGCTGAATAATCTCATTAGGATCATTCAAGTTTTGCGGTATATTAAACCTCTTGGACAACATTACTATCGGGTTATCTCTAAACTGCTGAACCATATCCAAAAAATTATTTTGTGGTTGAAATTCCTGATATAAGGGAGAAGCCATTTTTTAGTCCTCCTTATCATTTTTTGAATTATTGTTTACTTGTGGTCTGCGTATTCCCTTTGATAGTCTTGTAACGTCCTCTTTGAGCCGTTCAAATTCCTCTCTTGTAACCGCATCTATATTGGCTTCAGGAACGGCCTTTGATACATTATTCTGCTGATGTGATCTCTCAACATAATCAAAGATTCTTAACGGCTGCGGTATCCCACTTGCATCTGTACTCTTGATATACATTACAGAATTTTCGCTATCCATAAGAAGTACCGAATTGTTAGGCGCGACTGGATAAGCCTTTGCCCCTGCTTCACCCTGTACCCATATCATTCCAGTATTGTTATTATTCTGCATTGGTGCGGTCTGTGGCATAGGTGTAGCCATCTGGGGCATAGTTCTTTGTATCATCTGCTGATTCTGATAAGGCTGATAATTCTGTGGATAATAATATTCTGGCATTGGCATAGTTTTATTCCCCCTTTACAAAGTAAAAAAGCACGATCTCGTCTGCACTATCCCACGAATCGTACCAATTTGAATCAATTACTGTCACGACATGGTTCTGCGTAGCAAGTACATAAGTCCCTTTAGGGTGACTTTCTGCGAATGAAGCTACCGATATACAGTTAGGGCAGGTATGCTCTACCATCTTCTGATCGAAGCCGTTTTTTATGAGATACATACCCCATACATAATTTGCACTCGGCATATCGTGAAGGTCCATTCCTTCTGCCGTTAGTCCGATATATGCGGTTTCCCATGAACAATTCATTGCTTTACTTATTGCTCTAACCGCACAATCGCCTACTCTGTTTCCGCTTGGGTTCGGATTGAAATTAACGTAAGCCATAATGTTATACCTCCTATGCCTCAATTCTCATTCAAGGGCATAGACAGATAAAGGACATTTAACAGACATTCAAAGACAATAAAAAAGGCGGTATTGCTACCGCCTTTCCTTATAAACAACCCTTATCAGATTTTTATACATAACACACTCGTTTAATTTATTTTAGGATAAGGGCTATTCATCAAACATAAAAGTAATCTGTCTGCTATCAGATATTCCTCCGAAGTAATATTCTCTTCCTCTGTGTCCTGTAAACTTCAAGCCGTTTGCTCTCCACTCCATCGTCTTAAACGCCTCGACTTTATCAAGCATCATCTGTAAATACTCGTCATATTCAACGATCATATTAAACCCACCTGGTTTTCTTGCCATCTCTAAAAAATGCTTGGGAGATACAAAATAATCGCTATTCACTTCTGCCGTTGCAAAGAGCTTCCATCTTCCGTTCAATTTCACTTCCAGTCTAAAAATCATTGTATGTCTCCTGATCTCTCACACTACATCCGTAGCATCCCACTCTTGATAAACACTTTGTTTCCGGTCTGTATCTACACCTATGCAGATACTTCAACTCTCTTCCGCAATCAGG